CGACGAGAGCGAGCTGTAGACATGGCCCATCGTCTCGGTCCACGCGACGCGCGGTAGGGACATGATCGCATGAATGTCTCGCATCGGTCGCGTCGGGATCGGGCGACGGCGCTTCTGCGCCTTGATAAAGATCGTCGTGCGGTCGGCCTTCCAGTCGAGGCCGTCGGGAGAACCGAGGATCTCGAAGCCAGCCATGTTGAGCAGGTTCGCGATCTTCTCCCGGTTGTAGATCGACTTCGAAAGACCTCCGCGCGTCAGCGTCTCCTCTGGATCGCCTTCGCCGGACTTGTAATCGTCGCAGACCGCGTCGAAGTCGGTCACGGAAAGCGCGACGATGCCGTCCGGCGCGAGCACTTCCTCCCATCGCCGAAGCGTCGGGAGCGCCTTCGCGGCCGGCAGGCCGTCAAGCGTCAGCGGTGCGCGGATCAGGTCGAGCGACGATGGCTCGACTCCCTCGAGTGCGGCGTTCTCGGCGCCGACCAGAATCTCTCTCATGTGCTCTCTCCTTGTTAGCCCTCGACGAACAGCGTCGCCTTCACATCGGCGGCGCTGACGATTCCATCGGCTTTCCCGCTCATGACCGCGTAGGCCGCGACATCGGAAACGCCTCCCGGCGTGACATCGACCCGCAGGTAACGCTTGCGTCCGGACTTGTCGATCGACAGCACGGCTCGAGGGAACGGCTGATTCGTGACCGTCTGCGATCCTGCCGAAAGGCTCTGGAACGCGCCGAACTCGCTCCAGCTCGCCTTATCGTCGGAGTGATAGACCTTCAGCGACGAGAACGCGGCCGTCGAAGCCTCGGTTCGGTCGATGATCGCCTGGAGAATCAGCTCGGCGACCGCATCGTATCCAGCATCCGAGAGATGCACCGTCGTGCCTCCGTCCGCGTAGCCGTTCAGCGTCGCGAAGTCGATCAGTCCGTTCAGGTTCACCAGAGTCGTCCGCTCGGTGCGGTTGTCGCCGAGCTGCTTGTTCTGCGCCGCGACGCGAAGCGCGCCCGTGCCGTAGACGGCGTCAGTCGTCTCCGGCTGCTGCGAGACCCAGCAGAGGAACTGGAGATTCGCTTCGTTCAGCCCTAAGGCCTTCCATGCATCGCTGATCTTCTTGATCTGACGATCCATCTGGCCAGACCAAGAACCCGGAACTCCTGTGTCGATGTTGACGCCGCCTTGAATCACGACGCAGACGCGCGACGAGGTAAGACCGCTAGCCGCGATCTGACGGTCGTTCACTTCCTTCAGGAGGAGCGAGAGCTGGTTGTCGGTCACGCTCTCGAGGTTGTTCGAGATCGTCGACATCGCGACGCCGGCGCGATAGTGAAGCGATCCCACAGCGAAGCCCTTCGTGCTCGGTCGATAGCACGACTGGAACGCGAATCCGACATTTCCCTTCACGCCGGCGCTTGTGTTTGTGTTTCCGGTGAAGTACGCAAAGCTCGCCTCGGCTCCCGTGGTCGCGGCATCCGCAGCGACTTCGACCTCGCTGGCGAACCAGCCGTAGTTCGCAGCGGAGGTAGTCTGTCGCGAACTGTGCGCGTCGGCGGATGCGGTGCGGTTGATCGTCATGGAAAAACTTCCGCCGTCCGGACCCTTCGAATGCAGGACGCGGTAACGGAAGGTCGTGTCGATCATCGGATTGGTTGCATCAAGATAGATCCCGGAGAGCGACGCGTAGTAGCCTTCGGTGCCGGCGACATCGCCTTCGACCCAGAGGAAGTCGGTTCCGCCTTCGCCCTCTGGCGCGAATCCAGAAGAGACCGGATAGAGGCTCGACAGCGCGGACGGCGCGCGTCCGCTGCCAGCGTATGCGATGCCATACTTCGTCGCGCCTCCTCCACCAGTTCCCGCGGGGTCGCCCTCGCAGTTCTCCAGGTAGCCGACATCCTGCACAGACGCGTAGCGGAAACACGGGTGGATCATCGTCCCGTAGTTCGTCGCGCTGAGATTGACGAGCGCCGCGCCGAAGCCAGAGACCCAGCCGTAGGCGTTGTAGGCCGTATTCGAGTCGCCGACGAAGAGAAAGTCGACGCTCGCGTTGTTCGCGAGAAGGTCGCTCATCCAATTCGTGAGGGTCGACGGACCCGTGATCGTCGAACTAGTCCCTCGAGCAGAGAGACAGATCGTCGCGCCGGAGAATCCGACCGTATCGAACTGAAACGACGCGGTCTGCGCCGTGGTCAGGTCTTCCGCGACCACGACGCCCGTAGGCCGAAGGTTGGATGAGCTTCGCATGGAAACAGGCAGCGCGGGTTTCCCCGCGCCGCCCGTGAGAGAGAGGGATCAGATGCCGATGATGTTGCCGACATCGCTCGACTCGAACGCCTCGGCGGCGGTCGAGATGCCGTTCGACGGACGCTCGAGTTCGGCGATGATCGTCGGGATGCCGCCGGTCGCGTGCCCGAAGGTGACCTTCAGGAAACGCTTGCGGCCGATCGTCGGAACATTGTAAAGCACCTTCGCATTCTGGGTGCTGTTCGTCGAGGTCAGTCCGGTCCAGTCCGTGCCCTGCACGAAACCGGCGAAGGTCGCGAAGGTGCCGGTTGCGGCATCCGCGTCCTCGATCTTGTTGTTCGTGCCGGTCGCGATGGTGCCGGTCGAGGTCGAGAGGCAGATGATCTTCGCGAAGGAGAAGCCCTTCGTGTCGACCGTCGCCGTGAAGGTCGTGACGGTAGTCGTCGAGGCGGCTGTCGTCAGGACCACGGTCTTGCTGTTAGTGGGAACCATGTGTAGAGGTCCTTTCGATCAGAGGGTCAGCCTGATGACGGCACCCGACGCGGTCGAGTCGCCGACATTCGCGCAGACGATGTCGAAGCGTTCGGTTCCACGGACGACACGCTCGTCCTGCTCGAACGCGTTGAGAGCGGAGTCGCTGAACGCGACGGCCGTCGAGCGACGGTCGCCGAGATAGCAGCCCTGCGAGAGATCGCCGATGAAAGCGAAGGTAGAGCCACCGCTCGAAGGAGCGGCGGTCATCACCTGCACGAACTCGACGGGGTAGCCGAAGAAGCGCGGCTGGACGCCAGCGGTGATCTCCGCAGCGGTCACGCCGCCGGCAGCCATCGCGAGACGCTCGAAGGCATTGTGATAGACCGACTTGTGACAGTAGATCTTCACATTGTTTCGCTGGTAGGCCCACGCCGGGAGCTTCGCGAAGCCAGCGTTGATCTCCGCGAGGGTCACGCTGCTCGGAGCAGTCGCGGAGCCGTCGCTGACCTGGTAGGTCGCGTTCGTGAGCGCGTTCTCGAGGCCGACGATGCCACCAAAGGTCGAGGTGCCGTCGCCGAGGAAGCCGCAGCTGTCCTCCTTCTGCGCGAACGAGTACGCGATTTCGCCGGCGATGTCGTCGCCGATGTTCACGACCGCGTCCTCGAGCAGCTCGCTCGAGACGGTGGTAAGAGCCATGAGCTTCTTCGCGACGAGCTGGACGCTGTCGAAGACCTGCTGCGACTCGGTGCCGGCCGAAGCCTCGCCGACGAAGTACGCGGTCAGGGTCGACGAACGCTTCGGGATGCGGAGCGTGTCCGAGGCCATCGGCCAGATACGCGCGTTGCGGCGGAAGACGCCGAACTGCTCGCGGAGGGTGATGAGCTCGTTCTCAAACTCGTCGGGAACGAGGAAGCCGCCGGCGCTGTTCACGCCTTCGGTGTGGCCCTTCGTGCGGAGCGCGAGGCCGTTCGCGTTGCAGAAGTCGGCGGACTTCTTGTGGCCCATCGCGCCGAGGCACCAGGTGCCGAAGCGCCAAGCGCGCTCCTTGTCGGCGAAGTTCTTCAGCTTGCCGTAGACCTTCGCGGTCTCCCACGCCTGCGGCGCGGCGGTGACAGCGGCCACGCGAGGCGCAGCCTTCAGCTCGGCGGCGACCGCCGAGCGGACGCTCTTCGTGATCTCTTCGTTGTAGTGCATGGAATCGCTTTCCTCGGGCTTGGCGGCGTCCTCTTCCATCATCGTCCCAGCGGGCATGAGGTGGACATCCACGGTTTCAGGGTCAATCGCGACGCCTTCGGCATCGACGATCATGTAGCGGTCGAGGATGAGCTTCTTCTGGGCGATCACGCCCGGCTCTCCCTTCGACTTCGCGGCGACGGTCAGAGCGTCGCGGAACTTTTCAAGTGAAATGGTCTGCATGGTGCAGGCCTCCGTTGAGGATCGGCCTCCACGCCTTCGAGGTCGTCTTTCAGGCACTCGCCGTAGGATCGACCGCAGGATCAGAGGTAGATAGAGCCGCGCGCGCGAGCGATCTCACGACGCGCGATCTCCGCGATGTCAATCGGCGCGGACTTCTTCGCGGTTGAGCGCACCGGAGGAAGCGACACGGTCACGACCGTACGCTTCGGCGGCTCGACTCCGAAGAACTGCTTTGCCGCGACGAGCGACACGATGCCCTTCTTGACGGCGGTGATGAGTGCTTCCGGATTCGCCGGGAGCGGAGCGAGAGAGACCTCGAGCAGTTTCCAGCGAGAGAAGATCGTCTTCACATGGTCGCCGTACTTCTTACGATCGACATCGGTCGCACGACGGATGCCGCCGCTCTCCGGCACACAGGCGACGGAAACGGCGTTGACGATTCCCTGCCCGACGAGCGCAGCGGCGACCTCCGGAAAGAACTCGCCGACATAGCCGTCCGGCTTCTTCGCGAAGGTGAACTCGCCGACGATCGAGCGGTCGCCGCGCTTCAGGCCGACGCACTTGCCGACTGGCTTCGCGTAGTCGTGGTTCCAGAAGAGCACCGGGTTCTGGTCGAACTCGCGAGAGTTCATGCCCTGCGGCATCAGAACCTCGCCGTCGCGGTCGAGCGTCTCGGCCGTGATGACGGCGGTAAAGCCCTTCGCGGTCGAGGAGAGCTCTGCGGCAAGCGCCTTGCGGTTCATCGTGTTCATGCGGTTCCCTTGTCGAGCTGCGCGAAGTAAGCCTCGGTATCGGCGTCGATCTGCTGCTCGATCTCCCCATACTCGCCGGCGAGCTTCGGAATCATCGAGCAGCGGCAGTTCGGATGCAGCGGAGGCGAGTCGATCGCCTCGTAGTCGAGCGCGAGTTCGCCTCCATCGGCTCCGGTCAGCGTCTCGCCCTTCTGATAGAACGGCTGATCGAGTCCAACGGCGTCCTTCTCGAACGCCTTTGAAGCCGCCTCGCAGAACTCGCAAGGATCAGGAGCGAGCAGCCAGGTCTTTCCCTCGACGATTCCGGTCGACTTCCAGGCCTCGAGTTCGGCGGTTCGCGTCGCTCGCTGCGCCTCGGTGCGAGCGATCGTCACGGCGCGGAGTCGAGTCGACCGTTCGGCGTCGCCCTTCTCGCCGGCCCAGTTCTGTACGCGGTCGGCAAGCTGGTCGATCGTCTCGCCATCGGCGATGCCGTCGCCCAGGATCTCGCCGACGCGAACGGATGTATAGCGGTTCACGCCCGACGCGGCCGTGCGCGCGAGGCGCACGGACTCGGACTGCGCGTAGGCGCGGAGGTCGTCGCGCGCCGGAGAGAAGTCCGGCGCCCCTGTGACCATCTTGGAGACCGTGTCGAGTCCGAGATTGACGCCCTGCGTCACGGCATCGGAGAGATACGGCCTCAGCGCGTTGACGAGTTCCGCGTTCCATCGGGACTCGCGGAGCAGCTTCTCGACGCGCGCGACGGTCTGCGCGGTCGGTCTGCCTTCCTTCCGGATCGTCGCGATGACCTCGGCGACCTGCTTCTCGAGCACCTTCGAGACGGCGCGACCGATCGCGTCTTCCTTCTCGGTGATGTCGTCGAACTCGCGCTCGGCGTCGCGCTTGCTTGCCTTGGTGTAGACGGCAGACCAGAGAGCCTTCTGGCTGATGCTCTTCTTCGCGTCGCTCTTCTTCGGATGCCCGTCTGGGAGCAGGTCGAAGTCTGTCGTGTAGTCCGCGTCCTCGGGCTTCCCGTTTCGCACCAGATAGAGGAAGGCGTTCACGCGAGCGAGCGCCCATTGTTCGCGCCCGACGCCAGGCCGATGGCTCGTCGAGAACGCGCCGGCGCCGCGGCGATAGACCGCCTTCAGCATCCCGATGTCGACCTTCTTCGACTCAGCGTCGCCGTGCTTCTCGTTGTGCTCTTCGACCTTCGTCTTCAGCGCCTTCTCCGTCTCTTCGCTGATCTCAATCCCTCCGCGCGAGCCGCTCGCCGACCCTTCCGGGTTTCTCTCGCTGCCGCTGATGCGCTCGGACGGCTTCGCCGGCGGATCGCCGCCGCCGTTCTTCGAGCAGCAAACGCATGACTTGCGCGCAGCCTTTCGCTCGCGCTCGCGGTCGAACTGCTCGACCTTGCGGCTCGCCCACGCGAAGCCGTCGTCGCCTCCCCAGCCGTTCCACGCCTGCCATCCCTTGCCCTGCTCGTCCCAAGTCTCGCCCTGCTTGTCGACTTCGTGCCGCTCGAAGTACGCGAGCATCCGGCGGATCGTGTCCTCGGAAAGCGCGACGCGGTTTGCAAGGTCTCGCGCGCGAGCGATGCCGACGGCGGTCATCCCGCGCTGCGACTCCGGCTTTCGCGCGCGGACCTCGAGCGCCCGTCGAGCGTTGTCGGCGACCGTCTGCGGAGGACGCGTGTCGATGTCGGAGAGCGCTTTCGTCGCCGGCTCCATCGGGAGCGCGGCGAGCGCGTCCTCGAGCGACTTGCCCTGGCACATTGAGTAGGCGATCGCGACCGCTTGATCGCGGTCGTATCCCTCATCGATGAGCTTCGGGATCTTCTCCTCGACGCAGTCGGAGAGTGCGTCCTTCTGTTCAGGCTCGGCCGTATCCGTCTGGATACTCGCGCCGAACGGAGCAAGCGGCGCAGCCGGCGCGGGACCGCCGAGCGGCTGTCCGTTGATGAGCAGCCGATCGGCCATCGGGTCGGCGACGACCTCGAGACCTTCAGCCATGCGCGCCTCGTTCGCTGTGAGGATGCCGCCGGCAACGCTCGAGCGACGCTTCTCGAACGCGAACTTCTCGTCCTCGATGACCGGCGAATCGTAGGCGAGGAACGCATCGTCCTCGATGCCGAACATCGGGAGGAGCTGCGCGTTCAGCACCTGCTCGTCGAGACGGAGCAGAGGAAGCACGGAGATAGCCTTCCACGACTGGAAGCCGACCGTCGCGCTCGCGAGGTTCGGGTCGTTCGCCTTCAGCATCGAGACCGGGACGCCGAACACGGCCGCGATCTCCTCGACGATGTCGTCGCGACCGCCGAGATCCTTTGGCGGGAAGTTCATCGGCTTCAGGTCGATGTCGGCGGTCGCCGTGAGGAATCGGCCGGTTCGGCTCTTGCCTCGCAGCTTCTCGTCGATCTGCACCTCGAGCCGCTCGATCTCCTCCTGCGACGCGTTCGACTTGATCGTGAGTAGGTAGTCGGGACGCGCCTTGTTCTCGAAGAAAGAGAGGTCCATCTCCTTCATCGCCGCGTTCATGTTCGCGACGCCCCAAGCCGCCTCGAGCTTGCCCAGACCGTAGTACAGGTCGCCGGGATTCGGTCGCTTGAAATGGATGACTTCGTCAGGCGCGAAGATCCTACGCTGGTCCCGCGACGCGCCGTACAGGTACGCGTCGATGAACTGCTCCTTGCCTGGCACGATCTCGACGAACTGGCTCGGCATCGTCCACAGCTCGACCGGGACGCCCGTTCGCTCGTCGATGACCGGATGAATGTAGGCGTTCCCCGTCAGCTCCTGGTAGAGAATGCGGAGGACCGTCGCCTCGTATCCGTTCTGGTACGGGTTCACCTGATCGAGCAGCGTCAGGATCGGATGACCTTCGGTCACGACCTCGTAGTCGTCGCCGAACTCCGCGGCCTTCTGCATGACGAAGCGCGACGGCTGATCCTCCGTCGCGCCGGCGAGACGCGCGCGAGCCTTCCGCGAGACGCGGCGCGTATCCCAGAGCTTCACGGCGTTCCCGCGATTCCGTACATAGAGCCGCAGCGGTTGCGACGCGACCGCGTATGCGTTCAGGTTCGCCGCCGCGTAGATCCACGACCGATTCGATCGGATCGCAGCCTCGTAGGAGAACGGCTGACGCGCGGCTTCGCCGCCGCCGGAGATGATCCGCATCGACGACTGGAGCCATCGCGCCGCGGTGAACGCGGCCTTGATCCGAGAGAGTAGAGGCATCAGATGACCTTCATCAGGAGCGGCTTCCGAGCGCGACGCGCAAGGACGGCGAGCGCGAGCGCGCAGACGCCGTCGTCGTGACCGACCGTCGCCTCGTAGGAGACGGCTCTTCCCGAGTATCGGAAGCCGAACGACTCCAGTTCGCTCCGCAGCCACCCATCCGGATAGCTGATCTCGCGCGTCTGGATCGCGAGCTGTAGTCCTTCCATCAGCTGCTGCTTGCTCTGCGAGGTGAACTTGAAGCCCTCGACGCGGCGGCAGACCTTGCGGAGATCCTCGACGATCGGGTCGCCGACGCCCGTCGAGTCGATCTGCGCCGCCTTGTCGCCGATCATGCGCGCGAGGCGCTCGCGCGTGACGCTCCACGGTCCCTGCCATCGCTCGAGCCGGCAGACGCGGCCCTCGGCATCGAGTCCGACGGCCACGGTCCAGTCCTGCGACTTCGCGAGATCGACTCCCCAGACATCGACGGCAGCAGAGGAGAGAGATCCGATGCACTCTCGGATCGCGTCAAGTCCGAACGGGTTCCCGCCGTCCTCGGCCGGAACTCCCTCGAACTCCTGCGCGAAGACCGCTGGCGGAAGCATCCTCCGCGCGGCCTCGATTTCGGCCGGGTCGATGTGCGGATTCGTCGCGCTCGCGAGGCGGAACGCGGCCCACTCGCCGCTTGTGTCGCCTTCGGCCTCGAGGTAGAGCCGATGGAAGTCGGCGGTTCCCTTCGGCGTCCCGAGGAAGAGCGCGCGGCCCTTTCGGTCTGCGAGGGTCGGACGGATCGACGCGCGCCAAGCCTCAAGCAGCTTCGGCGCGAAGCCTGCCTCGTCGACGATAACCAGGTCGTAGGCGCGGCCGCGTCCAGAGTCGATGTCCTCGAGCGTCCAGAAGTCGATCGCACCGCGCGTCCGGAACTCCATGCGCTTCTCGATGCGGTCATGCCGCAGGAGCAGGGGCTTCATCGACCGCTCGAACTCGCGCACCGGGTCGGCGAGGTACTTGTAGGAAGGCGCGAACCAGCCGACCGTGCGACCGTTGATCGTGGCCTCGATCGCCATCTGTTGACCGAAGGTCGTCTTCCCCCAGCGTCGACCGATCTCGAGGACGGAGAAGCGGCGCAGCGATCGAAGCACCTCGCGCTGCGCGGGATGCAGGACGCTTTCTAGCGTCGGCACCTGGACTTTCACGCGGTGTCCGCGAGTCCGATCTTCGGCGCGATGCGCTCGATCGTGACGACCTCATCGCGGCGCGTCTCGTCGATGCGCTCGCGCTGCCCGAGGTACTGCTTTCCGAGCC